ATAGAACCACTTATTACAACAGGCTTAGAGGGCTTAGGCAGAGGACAAGACTATAACAAGATTATAACCTTTATGCAAACAGCTAGCACCCTAGCACCACAAGCAGCTTCTATGCTTAACTATGAGTACGTACTAAAGAGCCTAGCTACATCGCTTGGCATAAAAGATACTGACATACTCTTGGATGCTGACACCATAGCACAACAACAACAACAAGCTCAGCAACAAGAGCTTATGAGTAAGGCTACTCCAAACCTAGTGAGTGGCATTAGCAAAGCTATGACAGACCCAAGCGTAATGCAACAAATGACACAAATGCAACAAGGAGATATAAATGGCTAAGAATACTAGCAAGAACGAACAAGAGAACAATGAGAACCTAGAGCAAGCTGAGAATACCAAAGAGACACCTAAACCTAACACTGACAGCCTAGCAGTAGAAGCTAAGGGCTTTAGTGAGAGTGAAGAGTTTAAGGTAGGCAAGGCTAATCCAGTGGAGAACACTGATGATACTCAGGTAATCATTAGGTTTTAAGGAGGAGTAATGAGTGATAACATTATTGGTAACGAGGTGGATACTAACGTTGAGACTAGCACTGAGCCAAGCAAAACAGAGATACCTTCTCAAACAGCTGGTGCTAAGACCATTGACAACGGACAAGATGCTGGTCTTAAAATCACAACAGATAAACCACAAGATACTCCTAAACAGGCTTATGACCCTAGCGAAGACTTCGACTACTCAAAGTACGAGAACGAACTAAGATATACAGGCGATATTGGAGAGGCATCACGTAAGGAGCTTTATAAGAGTTTCCCTAAGAACCTAGTGGATAACTATATAGAAAACCTAAAGGTAGCCTCAGCTTACGTAACAGAACAAGCAGCCAATCAAGCTTATAACTTAGTTGGTGGTAAGCAGGGCTATACAGATATGATAGCTTGGGCTAGCGAGAACCTCACAGAAGATGAGATAGAGGATTATAACGAGGCTATAAATAGTGGCAACCAAAGAAGAATGAATGCTGCCATTAAGGGCTTGTATGCAAGAAAGAGCCTAAATAGCTCAAGTAAGCCTAAGCTAACTATGGGAGAGACAAGTAGCGGAGGTCTTAGAAACGATACATTTCTAACACGTAGAGACTACGCCAATGCAATCTCTGATGAGAGGTATAACAAAAGCCCTCAGTACAGAGCAGAAGTAGATGAAAAGCTAGCCAACACTTTAAGGCTTGGTGGCTTCAAACAACAATAACAACAAGGAGAACATAGATGGATAAAGCAACAGCTTTAAATAGTGGTAGCAAGAATGGCTCATTTAGTGGCTTAGAGGCTAATGATAGAGAGCTTCTAGTAGAAAAGGTAACTGGAGAAATCCTATCTAGCTTCGAGAAAAACGTAGCTATGGAGGGTAAGTACCAACGTAAAGAGATAAACGGCGCTAAGTCATTACGCTTCGAGCACATTGGTGGCATAGGTGCTTACTACCATAACGCAGGCGAGCATATCAAAGGCTCAGAGGTAGCTCACGATAAATCAGAGCTTACTCTTGATAGACCTCTTGTAAGCTCATTCTTTACAGATGATTTCAATGAAAGTATGTTGCATTATGATGCACGTAAAGAATATACAAAGAAGATGGGAGAAGTCCTAGCTCAAAAGTATGATCGCAACATTCAGATGAAGTTTATCACAGCAGCTCGTCTAAAGAACGTTATGGATGAGTATGATGGTGGCTCTGTAATAGTTGATACAAACCTAGCCAATGCTGACCTTGCTACAAGAGTTAATGCATTTGCTAAAGCTTTGATAGCTGCTAAGAAAGAGCTAATCAAAAAGAACGTTACAGGAGAAATCTTTGCAGTAACAAGCCCTGATACATACTTCGAGATTATCGAAAACAGAGCCTTACTAAACAAAGACTATGGCAACGTAGGCGATTATGCAGAAGGCACTGTGTTTAAGATTGGTGGTATCCCATTAACTTATCACAACTACCTACCAAACGTTGATGCAACAAAACCAGCTAATAAAGAGTTTTACGATGAGTATCATGGTATTAACTGCGATGGTACTATCGCCTTTGTAGGCACTAATGAAGCAGTTGGTGTATTAAAAGGCGGAGACATCACTACTAAGATATGGGATGACGATGGCAGAATGGGTACTTGGACTAGAGCAAGCCTTGCTTGTGGTATGGGTGTATTAAGACCTGAATGTGCTGTTGAAATCCGTAAAGCAGCCTTGCCAGCTAACTGGGCTCAAGTAATCCACGATAAGAATAGAGTAGGAGCAGGCAAGCTCCCAACAGGCTCATTCGCATAACATAGGGGGGCGTTATGCTCCCCTTTTTGTCAAAAATAAAATAAGGAGAAATAATGCCAAACGATAGAATAAAGGACGCAGTAAATACAATATTGTTAAGCGTAGGTCAAGAGATGCTAGAGGATATGAATGACCCTAGCGCCTTAATGGCTAAACGTATGCTTCAAAATGCAATAGATGAGTTGCCTTACACTAATGATGACTTTGCTTATAATGGTATAAACACACTTAATAGTATGCCAATAGAGGTCTATAACTTAGTTGTAGCGGTTGCAGGTCGTAAGTTTCAAACAAACGTAGTATCAAGTGAAGTCTTACACGAATTTACCGCAGAGGATGAAGCTTATAACAAAAGAGCTATCATAAGAAAGAAACTAATACCTAAGAACATCCAAGCAGAAGTTGATACAGAGCTAAGCGAGCTTTACAGCTTTAGTGCCCTTGTGCCAAAAAGCTTAAAGCAAAACCTAGCACTCATCAAGCTTGAAGCCATACTCTTTGCTAAGGTAGATGAATACCCACTAAGCATTGAGAGTGTAGAGCAAAGCTATCAAGACTTTAAGAAAAGGCTCATAACAAGAAGAGAAGTACCTTTGGAGGTGTTAGAAGCCACAGCTAAAGAGCTCTTTGCAATCTATGGCTTTAGTAATGTAATCCCAACAGACCTAAGTAACTCTAGTAATATAACACAAACTCTAAGGGTTATAGCTAGTTATAACTTTCAAAAGTCAATCCTAAGCCCTGATGATTATGTTATATCAGATGCTGAAAAGAACCAAAATGAGCTTGATTTACGCTTAGCAATAATAGCAAATAGATTGTATCCACCTGAGCTTTATGCAAAAGTTACAGATGAGTTTATAGCTACCTATGGCTATACACAAAGTGAGTTTAACTCTGTCATAAACGACTACATCCTTAACAAGACTATGTTTAGACTTCAAAGCATTCTTATACCTACTGAAGCTCAAAGACCTATTACAACTGAGGATATGGATAATGCAGAAGCTAGCCTAATAACAAACCTAATAGCTCCTAAGGCACTCTACAACAGAGCCTTAAGAGAGGTTAAGATTGAGCTAGGCATCGAAGAGGGTGTAGAAGATAGTGAGATACCTGAGGCAGTATTTAGCTATGCAAGATATAAAGCAAGCTTCTTACATCAGCCAACAGCTATTATCAGCCCTAGAAAGTACGTACTAGATGAGATGATGATTGTAAGAGCTAAAGCCTTAGCAGGTCAAAGCTTAGCTCCACTATCCTTTATGAACTCTAAGAGTGTCTCTAGGATACTAGATAAGGAGAACAACCCTGAAGCTGTCACATCTAGCGTAAGACCTAAATACAGACTAAAGGTAACAAATGCAAACACTAATAACTAAACACTATGCAGGGCTTTTTAATGGTATGAGCCAACAAGCCCCTACGCTAAGGCTTGAGACGCAAGGCAACTACCAAGAAAATGCCATAAGCTCATTAGTTTATGGACTATGCCAAAGACCTCCTGTGAGTATCATTAGCTCAGGTCTAGGTTACGCTAAACCCTTTTGGCATACGATAAACAGAGACGAAGATGAGCGATACATCATAAAGCTTGATGCTAAGGGAGACCTCAAGGTTATGAACCTAAAGGGGTTTGAGTATCCAGTAGAAGGCGTAACACAGCATCAAAACTACATAACAACAAAGTCTCCACAAAATGATATAGCTATGACAACCATAGGAGACTACACCTTTATTGTTAATAAGCGTAGAGTTGTAAGGATGAAGCAAGTTGTAGATAGCTTTACTTCAAACTCTGATATGTCAGCTATGGTAAAGCTATCCATTAATGCTAGGCTAGATATGACCCACACATACTATATAAAGGTAGATGGAGTTACCCTAGCAACCTATACACACGTAGATGGTAAAAGGAGAGATACTGGAGAAGCAGAGACACTTGATGATATAGCTCAAGAGCTTAGAGACCAAATCAATGCTCGTACAGGCTTCTCTGCTACTCAGCCAAACATCCCCTTTGAAAATGGCAGACCTACCTTTTACTTTAGAAAGGTGGATGGCACAGCCTTTACACTAGAAGTAGATGGGTGGATGGAGCAATCTATATCAGGTGGCAACACAACCAGCCTTTCAGAGTATGATAAAAGAGCTATCATCTATGTAAGTAAGGGTGTAGCAGAGCAGAATTACAGGGTTGTCCTTACTAAAAGAGGCACCACAGTCAATGCCTCATATCAATCAGGTAATACCAATCAAGGTAGCACTTATAGAACAGAGACAATAGCAGCTAACCTTGCTAGTCAGATAAATGCAGGAGCTGGAGGGATATTTGAGACGTCATTAAATGGAGCTGTTATAGAAGTTTGGGCTAAGGATAAATCAGACTTTACCATAGAGGTTGGAGATAGTTGGGGAGATGCAGCCCTTAAAGCCTTTAAAGGTAGAGCGCAAGCATTCAATGCCTTACCTCCAAAAGCTCCTGATGGCTTTGTGCTTCAGATAGTAGGTAAGACAGATAGCGATGAGGGTACATACTGGGTAAGATATGAAAAGAGTTACCTAAAAGAAGGTAAGAAGATAGCTTCAACTGGTGTATGGAAAGAGTATAGAGAGCCTAATGGTTACCATAAGTTTGATAACTCTACTATGCCCCTTCAGCTAATAAGAAAGCAAGACATAGCTAGATATAGAAGTGAGAACAATCCTCTTGGTCTTTACTTTGCACTTGAGTATTGTCTTTGGTCTGATAGAGCTGTGGGAGATGAGAACTCTAACCCAAACCCAAGCTTTGTAGATAATACCATCAATGATATATTCTTGTTTTCTAATAGGCTTGGCATACTAAGCGGACAATCAGTTAGCCTTACGAAGGTTGGAGACTTCTTTAACTTCTTTGCAGGTACTGTTACAGACGCTCTTGATGACGCTCCAATAGATGTTGATGTGCCTTCAACTTCTGTAACAACGCTTTACTATGCAAAGGCAAGTAGAGATAACCTTATGATATTTGGAGACGACCAGCAGTTTATCCTTAATAGTGGTAATGACCCCCTTTCATCAAAGACTATAAACGTAGCGCCAATACTATCTTACCCATTTGATGGCTCTGTAAGACCTGTAAGCTTAGGACAGATGACGTACTTTATCTCTCCAAGAGGTAATGGTGTGAGCCTAAGAGAGTACTTCATACAAAACGATGGTATGATTAATGACGCCCCTAGTGTCACAGACCACGTGCCTGACCTTCTTAAATCAAGTAGCAACTACCTTGTAACAGGTATGCCTAATGAAGACATCTTATTCGTAAGTGACTACTCTAGCAAGCTCTATGTCTATAAGTATTCTTGGAGTGGAGATAAGAAAACCCAAAGCTCTTGGAGTGTATGGACGTTTGCTAAGAGTGTAGCGGGGATATTCTGCTTTGATAATAAGCTCTATATTGCCTTTGGAGATGGAGTACTAGGTAAGATAGACTTAGGCTTAGTAGGCTCAGACTATGAGTGTGTAGATTTTGATAAGCCCTTTAGTGCTATGAAAGAGGATGCTAGAGAACTCTTAGTTACCCCTAATGTCATTATGAGAAAGTACTATGATGGCTCTGAGATAACCTCTAGCATTACTCAGAATGACTTACAAAACGCTATTGCAG